GCAAACTTTTCAGGCCGTTCATCACTCATGCCGCGAGCCAGAACCAGCGCCCTCTGGTCGTTCGGCATCTGGTAGATGCAGCCCGTCGAAATGTGCATATACAGGTCATTCAGCACAGCGCGGGCGATTTCCGTTGTTTCATACTGCCCCAGACGATAGACATTTCCGCCGCCAGTGGGTACCGCCTTTATTTCGTGCTCAGGACTCACATACACGCTGGTGCACTGGGCAACGTTAGTGATGGAGTCCCATTTTTTGTTCATGACGTACATTCTGCATCCTCCACATAGCGCCAGCTCTGGGGAGGGTTCGTAATTTCCACAGGCCGCATACCAAACCGCGTCTCCTGCAAACCAGTGAGTTCTCGAAGGTCGAGTGGTCGGTCATAAATCTTCAAGTTGGAAATGTGCCATCCCCAGCCGGGGTGTATTCCAAGATATTTAGAGAGTTGCTCATCGGTCAGGCAAGTAGTAAGTTCCTCTCGCTGGACGTTTCGGTGCTCATCGTTATTTTCTGGCATGGTGTAAATCGGCAAGTCCAGACTTGGGGCTGTAAAATTGAACCCCACGCTATCTCTATCGACCTTGTAAACCTCATCGCAGACAAACTCACCAATTACTCTTCTATCCATCTTTCGCAAGCCCTTTGGCGACCTCATTAGCCATCCGCTATTGCCGGAACAGTAAATGTACACCTTAAACGGCGTTTCGAGCTTTGGGCGGGTCTTGCGCACTTCAACCGTTTTCATGCCGGCCCAAATCAGCTTGCACCAGTTTGGACGGACGCTCAGTAAAACAGCTTTACTCACTGTGTACCTCCCCGCCGTCCAGGTCACCTTTGAGCTGTTCGAGCTTTTCGAGCACGATCTGCTGTACCTCTTCCGGCTTGCCGACGATCTCAACGAGCTGCGCCAGCATGATGTAAACGTCCGCGATTTCTTCCCTGACGCTCTCGTGGGCGACCTTGATCTTCGCACCGTTGCGGTAGTTGAAAGTCACGGCCCACTGGAGATTGCAGATTGCCTTCGTGAGCTCCGACATTTCCTTGATCGCCATCTGGAGCTGAGGGGCGGTGCCGTACCGATTGATCGCCCGCCGGATGGTATTCAGGCCATAATCAGGAACGGTCGGGATGCCTGCATCCTCGTACCATTTGAGCTTTTCCCGCAGGGTCGCATAGGCCCACAAGATTGTGTAGTGCTCCGCGATCAGGCCATCGATGCTCTGCTTTGGGTCGTCGAAGAGGTAATCGGTCAGGCTTTCGGAGAGTTCCATATCGTTGCAGTTCAAATCGATGCTGCTGCCATGGCCCTTGACGAGCTGCCGCGCATACTCGGTCAGCGCTATTTCAGGTTGCCGCAGCCATACCCAACCGTCCTCGCTGATGTCAGTAAAGTTGAGGGCCGCCTGAAAGTTGTCCACGGGATTGTCGGTCGTCAACTTTGGCACACTCTTGATTTTTTGCTTATCCATTTGCTCACCCTTCTTTTTGAATAATCGTCATATCATAGCCGCTTTCCACGAACTTCACACAGAGGTCGTGCTTGATTCCATTTCCAAGATATGTATAGATGTCCGTCATTTCCTCCAACGTAAAATTCGTACCCAGCAGCTTGTTGATGCCCTCAAAATGAAGTTTTCTTTCCTTGGGCGAGACTGCTTTAATCGCAGTCCGCGTAAGCCACTCCAGAATTTTCGCTTTCAGTTGGGTTTCATCGGTCACATCTTCCAGCCTAAAATACGAATTGGTTCTCAGGCTGAAAATGAGCTCATTTTCCATGTTCACGAATGACTGCGGGAAAGCCGCCCGAATTTTCCCAGCCCACGGAGTACGGAGTATATTGAACTCTTTCGGGCTGCTCGCAGCTTCGGGTTCTTCTTTGGCAAGGAAGTCAATCGTATTCTCAACATCCGCCAAAGTGCGAATGTGTCCAAGCGAGCTTTCCATGCTCAGCATGGATTTCAACTGGTCAGCATTAAGCGTCCTCATTTTTTTGCCACCTCCTTTGGCGGCAGGGGCGTCCACCCAACCACAGGAGATTCCACACGGTTGTTATAGACATCCTCTGGGTTGAAGTAGCGATATTCCCACCAGCCTTTAGGGATAAAGTAATCATCGCTCTCTTCGTCGTAAGTTCCCCACTCGAAAATTTCTTCCCAGTAGAAAGCGCTCTTTTCGGACAAGATTGTGCCATCTTCGTAGTGGGCCGTCGTAATCCCATATCCGCCGCATGCGGTTTCAAACAGAATCAGCACATCTTCTTCGACTTTCGGCGGATTCGTTTCAGGATTCCGCCATTTCGGCCACTCACTTACAGTGGGTGCAGTCGCTACCGCTTTCTGAGCGTCTTTATAAGCCGCGCTGGCCGCAGCGCTGTGCGCTTGCACCAAGCGCTCTTTTCGGGAGAACCTCGCCATCAATTCATTGGCGTCAATCAATCGCTTCTCAGCCATTGTTTTCCTCCTCATAAATATCGAGCTTCATGTCCAGTGTGTACGGGGTGTCCACCGCGACGTCAGCATCCGGGTCAAACTGCACGTCCAAGCTCCCATCTTTCAGTGAAATGGTGAGCACACAGTTATTGAGCTTTGTCGTAAAGCTGTCGCCATCGTTCAACTTCCCATGGTCAGCCGCGTACAGCTCCAGCGCCGCTTTAATTGCCGCGTTCGACTGTTCAATCAATCCCTTTTCATTCATCCGAAATCACCTCCATCTTCGCCACATCGAATTTTTCATACTCCGGGTAGCAAGCCTTGGCCATTGCTTTTGCCCGCGCCGCTGCGCTTTTACCGCTTTTATCGTCAACCAGCACATACGGCAGGAGTGCAGAGCCATGTTTCCCGGATGCAGCGATAAGCATCTCATACCTTGCCATCGTCTCGCCCTTTCTCTGGTTTCGGCGGGTGCGCTTCGCTCTGGCGATCTATGTCACCCTCCACACAGCACGCCGCATAAATCAGAAGTGCAGCCATCACCGCCAGAATTGCCAGCGCAATCCAATGCCGCATTTTGCATCACCCTCCCAGAAGATTTTTCATCATATATCCGGCCATAGCCTGTGCTTATGCCTGTTTAGGAACGTCCGCCGCACCATTCTCTTCCAGCAACTCTTTGATGCTGTGTTCACGTCCTGCGCCGTCAATGGCCCGAACTCTGGTACTGCCGCGATTGACCGTCACCGTTTTCTTATCGCGCGGGTGGATGCCGAACGGAAGCTGGAAACCTTTCTCAAACACCCAGAGGTGATAGCAGTCGCAGACGTCCACCAGCCGGTCCTGCGTTGGGAACACTTCGACGGCAACTCGCTTCTCGCCGAACAGGTCGTTTTTAATTTCCATCTTGACGGCCCACGGGATATCCCCGCTGCCGTCACTCCGGCCAACGCCCTCTGCCGCCGTAATCGTGACGTGTTCGACCTTGCCCCATTCCGTGCGGATCAAACGAGACATCACGCTGTACTTCTGGTCTTCGCTGATCCATGCCCGATCCATCTCCCTCATCCAGCCGTGATAAGGTACTCCCAGCTCTTCAGCTGCCTGTTTCGGGGTAATCGTCTCAATCCACTTCATGTTACTACTCCTTTCCAGTGCTCATGCCCATCAGCTCCGGCGTATCCACTACATTTCCAATCACCTTTGCGGTCAGAACCAGGCTTGCAAGACCATGCTCGACAAACTCCTTTCGGTTCTCCGAAAATTCTGCGTAGAAACCGATATGGCCTACGCCGTAGTCGATGTATTCGCCGTATCTTACGGCAAAAATCACATCTTTGCCGCATCGATCGTCTTTCAAAATGTCCCCCTCAAAAACAGGTGCCCCGTTTCCGTCCGTCAGAGTTGTGTTCATGCCGATCGTAAAAGGCTTGACGAGATGGGCGTATGCCGGCTCTTGCTCGGAGTTGATGTACCAGCCCTCACCCGGGCGGCTGTTCTTCACGCCCGGGGAGCGAATCAGGAATCCTTCATGCCAAGTGCCATCTGGGGACTGCCCGCGATAAGTCCGCTCCATCATTCCTCGCTCCTTACCTTAACCGGAAGCACAAAGGCTTCATAATGCGGCTCTACCAGCTTTATGGGAGACAGCGAACCGTTGAGCTGCATTTTAACTTTGTCCGCTTCCATCGACTTCAAAGCCTCGCTCAGAAAGTCAAGGTTGAAGCCAATTCTCACCGGATCTTCCAACTCCCCTTGAAAATCAAACTCTTCGCGCATCTGGGCGATTGCGCTGCGCATCGATGCACGGCCTGTGCCGCCGGGTTCAAAATCCATCACCAAAACGGATTTGTCCTTTGCATCTGCCGAACGTGCCAGCTTAACGCGGCCCAGAACCCCCAGCAGGTCTTTCCGGTCAACAACAATTCCAGCGCCGCTGTATTTCTGCGATGTAACCTTGGCATAATCCAAGAACGGCTCCGCAATCAGCCGCGATTTCACTTCATATTTATCGTCGCTGAAAATGGCCTTTTTGCGGTCTCTTTCAATATTGACGCTCCCATCAAGACCCAGCGTATCAATCGCCTTTGCCGTTGCCGCCGGAAGCACAAACTTGAAATCACCATCAGCGGTGCAGTTGATTCGACTGACGGCCATTCTGTACCCATCCAGAGCGCAGATTTCCAAAGTATCGTCGCCGCTGTGGGAAAAGCACAGTCCTTTGTGCGCCGGATGCCGATCATCCTTGGACACAGCGTACAGAACCTTTGAGACGGCCCAACTCAAATCGTTCGCGCTTACCACGCAGCGCTTCGCATCCTTTCCCGGACCATCAAATGTGGGATAATTCTCTGCCGGCGTCGTGCTCAACCGCGCCCGCGCCGTGCCGGACTCTATGACCAGCCCACTCTTTGTCACGTTGATGTTGATTTCGGGGGCTACTGCTCCGCTGATAAAATCCACTCCACGCGGCGGAATAACAACATCCTGCGGAACCGGGCTGGAAAGCTCCGTCCGAATGCTCAGTTCCAAATTCGTTGCAAACGCATCCGGGCCACTCAGCAGGATTCCCGTGCTGTCGTTGCCCACCGCACGAACCTCCGGCACCGCTGTACGCAACTTGGAAAACAGTGTTCCAATTTCGCTTCGTTCAAACTTCATCGTCTTTTCCTTTCTCAAAATTGTCTCTGCTGAACTGCTCATAGCATTCCGGGCACATATAAGCCACCCGCTCCGGGCTATCTCCACGTTTTCTGCGCAGGAGCAGCGCGTACATTTCTTTCATCGGCCTATACTTACCACAGACCTTGCAATGCTCCCACAGACGCTCTTTCTGCACGTCGCTGGGGATTCTTTGAAGAAGCGGCTGTGGTTTCTCGCGCCGCATATTCTCGACGCCTACCACGCTTTCCATACTGCTCCGCATGAAAACAGGCGTATTGGTCGCATCCGCTGACGCAAGAATGTCTTTAATCCACTCCGCTTTTGGAATGACCTTTCCGGCATTTCGGCCTGTTTCCGCGCCGATGATGACCCACTTCAACTTCTGGAACGCTTTTGTCACGTCGCCCTCAAACGGGCCAAGGAGCGGCTCTATCGCAACGAACGCATTATAGTGTTCGTTCGCCCATACGCTGCTTTCTCTGACCGTCGCCGTCGAACCGTACCAGAAATTCTTGTTTTGGGGTAGCTTCTCGTGATTCGCAAGTTGCTTATAGCGTTCCGGATACTGCGTCAAAAAAATGTACTGATGCTGGGGCGCTTCATCAGCCGCCGCAAACACCTGAAGAATCCATTCTTCAGGAACCCACGGCCCGAATAAATCGCCGTCTGTGCATACCATAATGCTTGAGCCAACTTTGACCTTTTGCGGCCAGTCGAAACGATATTTGTGCATGGTGGGCAGAAACCCCGTTGGGCTGTTCAGGAAGCGCTGGCTCTTCGTTTTCCAAGGGGTATCCAGCTCAAAGAGCTTTTCTCCCACCTGCTGAACTTTCGGTCTCTCTGCCAAATTTCGGCGCCAATCGCTTGCAAACCGTATCGCGCTTTTCCTTGCATAGCAGTACCGACAATCTTTCAGGCACCCTGTCACCGGATTCCAAGCATAATCGGCTAACTCATTTTTCGTTCTGTTCACCGATAGATCCTCCCCGTTTGGTTATCCACGAGAACGATTCGCTCCACAATTTCAAACCCGGCGGCACCTGCCACATAACGCAGGACGTGGACAAGCTCGCTCACACGAGCTTCTTCCCTCTGGATGTTGCTCTCTGCCCGGACTCGTGTAGGGTCCGGCGCACCGCTGGGATTGTGGTTCTTCCGAGTATCAG